CTCGCACTGTCGTGTCATAATGTTCGAGGATGGAGGAGGCTTCCTTCGCAAACTTGCTCAGCGTCTGCGTGTCAACCGATCCGCTGGTATCAATCGCCAGCACGATCTCGGGCAACTCCTCGCTAACCAAACTCGGAAGAACCAACCCACGTCCAATGTAACGCTTGGATGGTCTGTTCCAGTTGTAGTCATTGCGTGCGGTATTCTCAACGAAGTCTCGCAACAAAACGTCCCATGAGGTTTCGGGATTCACGATCTCATCAACCATTCGTTTGAGATCTCCCTGACCCGATCCGATTTGTCGAGAGGCTTGAGAAGTGGCTACACGCCATTCATCTTTCAGCTCTTCGATTGCTTCTTTGGAGAAGTCATCGCCAACTTCGGGATCTTCTACACCACCGCATCCGCCAGGATCCATTGTATCACCTTCTGCGGAGCCATCTTGACCTTCGGTGGCCTCGGAGCCATCTTCAGATCCTTCGTTGGTCTCGGAGCCATTCTCATCGCTCTCATCGCTCTCATCGCTCTCGTTGTCTCGGTCATCGGAGGATCCTGCCTGACCTTCATTGTCCTCTTCGTTCTCATCGGTATCGTCTTTGTCTTCATCAGCGTCAGGTTTCGGATTGGTATTGCTCAACCTCTCATACCATTCTTCCGCACTCAACAGCTCATCCGTCATCAACGCTCCCTTCGGGAGTTTGAATCCTGCTTTGATCAGGATCGGGTTGATGGAGTAGTCACACGCTTGATTCCACAGCTTCATATCTCGGTTCCCACGTCTCCAGAAGTGACCGTTGCTACAGTGCATAACCTCGTGAGCGTAGCATCCCATGAGTTCGGGATCAGGCTGCGCATCAACAAATGAAGGACTCCATCTGATTCTCTTCCCGTCCACCATCGCCGTTCCAGCTTTCTCATCCAGTACATTTGCGAGCTTCATCGACAACGTGCCGAAGAAGCTATGATCAAGCACCAGATGCGTCCGTGCCTTCGTGATTCTTTTCATTATGTTTTCCATTGTACTATCCTTTCCAGTTAGGTTTTCAATTCACGGTTCATCGCAATCCTCCCCGTGGGGAGGAGAGCGGCAAATCATTTACTCGGAAGTGCCCATGAACGCTTTCATCTTATCCACGATGGCCGAAGCGTCTTTGGCTGTCTGCTTTCTTTCTTTCGGATTGTTTCGCAACTCTTCGGGTTTGCGTCCGCCAATCTTCTTTCGCACGTCCTTCTCCAACGCCGTCAGTTCAGCATCACCCGTGATATTCAGCACGGGCAACAGATCGCAAAGGTCAGTGAGGTTCGTGATCATTGAATCAAAGATCCTCGCTTTGGGATCACTCAGGCGTTCGGCCACGTGATTGACTACTTCAAACAATCGCTTCCAAACGTCTCCAACAGCATCGTTCACTGTCTTGTTGACTTCATCGTCAATTGTCGCTCGGATCTTCTCAGCCTCAACCTCGCACATCTGAACTCGGAAGTCCGAAGATGTCGGCAGCGGCATGACCGTAACATCCCAACCAAAACGAGTCCGAAGATAATCAGTTGTTGGGAAGTTCTCAGGTTTGTAAAGTCCTTGCAACCTTTCTTTTGCCCGTTCCACAATAGCGGGATAGGTTTCAGTGAGGAAGGTTTCAACAGCATTATCCAAATCCACTTTCAACTCTCGCATCTTCTCGGTGTAGGTCATGAACATATCCGCAGGAAGGATACGGGCACCGTCATTGTTCCAAGGCAGCGTCAGTTTGTCGTGCATCGCTTTGCCTCGGTTCAACGCACTGCGAATTTCTTTCGCAGCGTCCTTCGGAATGTTATGGGTGTACCATCGGCCACCGTCTCGTCTCGCACCTTTGTTTCGGGTGACTTCGGTTTGTACTTCCGTATCCACGGTACATCCATTCCAGTTATGGATCGTGAGGTTCACCAGCATCGCTCGTGAGGTAATGTCCGTTGTTCCGATTGTTTTTTTGATTTCTTGGTTTGTCATGATAAGTTCCTTTCAAAGTCTTTTTGGTTTTTGGTTTCGTTACAGGAGGATCTCTTGATGATCATTCGCCCATTGAATGAAGTCAACGTTGTTCGCAGCTTCGGGGCACTTTCGTAATGTATCACGGATAGCCAACACGCCGAACTCATCGGGCAGCCTCGTGGCGTATTGGATGATGCTACTGGCGTTGTCTTCATTCGCCATGGTAGCAATTGCCGTTGAGATAGCATACATCGCAGCGGGTTCGGTAGGCACTACGGCATTTGTAGGATCGCTCAGCACGGCATCCATATCAGGAAGATCTTCCCACACTCGGAGGAAGCCAACAAACTCGGTAGCGAGTCCAGTACCAGCCGCACCACCGAGTGTTTCCACATCCGTGATTCCTAATGCAACCCATTCAGCGAGGTTGGTCACGGTTCGAGGAGAAGGACGATTCACGATGTCGTTGGTTGGAGCACCAGGATCCGTCATCAGGCCAGGTCGCAGCCGAACGAAGGCAACAACCTCGGGAGCCACTCCATTTTCCAACGCCCATGCACACCAGTCATCCACATCCACATCCAGCTGGACGATAGTTTTGAAACGTGATTTGATAGGTTCCAAAACGCCAGTGACTCCAGCTTTGTCTTCTCTTCGGTTCGTGGCAGAGATGAACACGACATGGTCGCTGATTTTCTTCCCGTTGATTTCACGTGCGAGGAGGAGTTGCATGTTGGAGGCTTGAACGCAGGCAGGTGCCTGACCGAGATCATCGATCAATACCACCGTCAACCGATCCACTTCCATCATCTTCCGCAGATCGCCATAAGGGAGAAACTCAGCCTGCCCGTCCACGATCCCAGGCAATCCCTTTTTGTCGGTAGGATCTTCAACCACGGGGTGAGTGATAATCAAATCAGCTCCTGCTTCCGCCGCAGCCTGTTTGACAATGTCGCTCTTGCCGATACCTGGCGCACCTTTGATAAGAACGGGCTTGTTGTTTTTGATTGCCTTGACCAATAGTTTTTTCAGTTTTGTAGCTTTCATGATTCAGTCCTTTCTAAATAGTTTCAGTTTTCAGTTCATTTCGTTTCAGTTTCAATTAGCAATATCCATATGCTCGATACACAGCATAGATCGCCAAGATCTTCCGTGCGTCTCTTTTCCGAGGTGCAGTGTCAATGATCGTTCGTCCTTCGCCATCCAGCAGAAGCATATGACCGCTGATGCGGACAACGTAACGAGTCCCAGCGGGATCGTTCTTGGATGCTTCTTTGATTTGCTTCCGTGCTCCGCCAACTGTTTTGCTTTTGATTCGTGACTTCCGTGATCGGGCACAGTATCCGTTGCGGCGGATGATATCCAATCCAACATTCTTTTTAGTTCGCTCATTCCAAGTGTGCTTGTAATCACTCGGATGAATTCCCAAAGCAGCCAGTACATTTGAAACGCAAGCTGATTTGACATTTCCACTAGCAGTTGTTTCATGTTCTTGTAATCCAGTCATTTTGATTATCCTTTCTAAGTAGTTTCAGTTTTCAATTTGGTTCAGTGTAGGCTCCTCCGAAGAGGAGCGAACAGCGAATCAATTACACCCACTGTTTTTCAACGCTGAGTTGATATCCAAACTCCTCGTCATTCTGAATCATTCGATTCATTTTGTTTTCCGCTGCTTGTCGTGTCTTCCAATAGCGAGGAAAGAAGTGGGTGTTGCCTTCGTTGTACCAAACTTTTCCTGACCAGTAGAAAGTTTTGGTTTCACGGTTGATAACTCTTTCACCTTTGATACAGTAATGTGTGTGCTCCTTTTCCCGTCTGGCTTCCGCCTTGGCTTCTCTTTTTTCTGATGCTCTTTTTTCAGCAGCGTCAATCACGTCCATTTCGTATGAGTTGTTCATTTTGATTTTCCTTTCTAAATAGTTTCAGTTTTGGTTATTTGACTCGTTGAATACAAATTGCGGTTGGATCGTTGAAAATAGTGAATCCAAGTTCTTCAATTCTGTCCTCGAAATCCGCTGAAGCACCCACACTCCATTTTCTTTCACTCTCAGGAAGGATCCGAGCGTGATGAAGTTCGTGACGAAGTCCGATACCCAAACTTGTCACACTTGGGTAGTGTCCGAACTTTTCCATGGCTTGGTCGATGATGCTTTGGATGTCCTCTTTGAGTTCGGTGTCAACTCTCCTCTCAATCAATTTCTTTTCTTTTTTAGTTTCGATGTCTTTGATAGTTTCGTTTTTGATTTTTGTTAGCTGTGTCATTTTGATTTTCCTTTCTAAGTAGTTTCAGTTTTGGTTATGCTTCTTTGACTGCGTTCAATCTCTTGATGACTTTCTTCAAATCTTCAATAACAACTTGAAGATGCTTTTTGGTTTCGTCCGAGCATCGAGAAGTTGTATCCGAAAGCCAGCTGGCCAGTTCTTTTTCTTTTTTCTCGATGAGTGATTCCAAAGTTCCGAAGTTCAATAACGATTGTTCCACTTGCGTCAGTTTCATTTTCATTCTCCTTCTAAGTAGTTTCAGTTTTCATTTCAATTTCAAACTTGACCGTGAGGCGTTGCTTCCTCATAAAAGTCTTTCACTCGGTCAAAGCGTTTCAGCACGCTGGAGAAGTCTGAAGAGTGTAACCTTGTTTCGCCGATCAGCTAGTGAGTTGCTATCCTCAGAGGCTCGCTATAAATCCGCACTTACAATTTCAAACTTCTCATGGGTCTGACCGTTTCTCATCTCAACCTTCTCTCCCGAGAGGCCTTGGCTTTCGCATGATTCGAAACCTGCTTTCGCTGCCATCCGCATTTCTCTATTCACTTTTAATAACCTCTTAACTTCTACACTATATAGTATCGACTGTTTCGATATTCGTCAAGCGTAAAATCCGAAAAAACATGCACTTTTTTTTTGGGCTCCTTTTTCCCTTCCTTTTTAGTGTTATTTGTTAGTGTTATGGCTCTTTTGTTTTTTGGATCCTGAAAAGTTTTTTTGAAATTTTTTGTTTTTCTTTTCGCATCTATAATAAGACAGGAAGAAAACCGCAGAAAGTCCTGCCGTCAGTTTCAGGAAAGACCGAGGTCAAAAACTGATACCAAACGCTTCACGGGTCAGTAGGTGAAGAGACGTAACGAAACGCAACGTGCCCTATTGCGTTCCAAAACATTTTTGTTTTGCACTCTGCGAACTTCGAGGAGTGGCTGGACGATCCCAGCGAAATGGTTTGACGAAGTTCCGCTTGAAAGCCTCACTCAAAATTGATTGAAGTTTTTGAAAGTGTCCGAATTGCTCGGGCACTTTCTGCCTACTCAACGAGTAGAGAAGAAAGAACCTTCAAGAGCAATAGCGATTGAAGAAGGAGTTCTTTTTTGTTTTGGTTTTTTCAATCTATAATAAGACGGAAGCAAAAAGATTTTAACATTCAGAAGGAGACTACAATGCCGAAGAAAAGCAAATTGGAAACGATGAAAAACGATCTCACGAAAATCCGTGATGCTCGCATCGACAAAATTGAACGGTGGTACGAAGAGACGTTGATTGCTCTCGATGAGATGTACGGTTCACCCGTGTTTGCGGTTCCTGTAGTGATGAACATTCATCCTACGAAAAAGAAGAAACGAAAAAGAAGAAGAGGAACCAAAGACACCCGCAAGTATCTCAGCAAAACTTCCTACGACATCATCACCGAGTATATGACGATGATTAACGAAGGAGAGCTATTCAGCGTGCTGGATATTCGGGAATGGATCCTGAAAAATTTCAAAGGGTACAACGTCACGAACGATTGTCACTTGGCGAACATTCCGAATGTTCTGAGGAAACTCAGAAAGAGAGGAGCCTTGGATTTTCAGACCGTGGGAGGTCATGAGGGAAGAGGCCTGAACGCCGAACACATTCTGACGAAAGCACCTGAAGTAAAATGATACAGCATGACGGTGAATACATCACGGTGGAGTTGAACGTCCAAGTGACGTTTGGAGAAGAGGAGAAAGAAAAATGAAAAACAAAGGCATGCTCTTTCCCGAGGCAGGAACCGTAGAGAAGATGAGGTGTGATGTTTGTAATGCGTGGATGGACATAGCGAGAAACGTGCGTGGAAGTAAAAGCTGGGGAGGAGCGATGGCGGGAATCATAACCACCTTTGATCAGTTCATCTGTCCATACATCAAAGCACCGTGGCACGTGAACCTCCTCCAGCTCCGAGAAGAGGCCGAACGAACCGTCAGCAAGAAGATCCGAGCAATCATCGAGCAGGAAATGGAAGAAATTTTGAGCAATGTTCTGAGGAAACTCAGGAGGTGAGTATGGTGATGGCAAAAGCTGATGATGAAAAAGATTCCGACAATTGAATAATTCTTTTTGTTGAAGTGGACTTGGTCGATATGATAGGAAGTAGTAAGGAAACCGAATATGGCCAAGAAAACTCTTGTGAAGAAAGCGAAGAAGGCGGCAAGAACGATCCCAACCGTCACCAAGTGCACGGTGAAAGAGGAACGCTTTTGCAAAGAATACATCAAACACGGTAACGGATCCAAATCCCATCGTGACGCTGGCTATGGCGGCAACAATAATCACGTCCGTGCTCATGAGCTTCTCCAAAAGACGCATATCCAAAAGAGGATAGCTGAACTCAATAAGGATCGGGAGATCCGAACTCAAGTCACCGCTGACCGAACTATTCGAGAACATGCCCGAATTGCTTTTGCCAATCACGATGAGATAGCGAAGGCAGCCAGCGATGCTTCGAGCGTGGCAGACTTTTTCAACCGTTTGAGTACAGACGATTGCGCAGCGGTGGAATCCGCTCGAATGGTTACGTTGGAAAAAAGGAAACCCGCCAAGCCAGCTCGGTATGATAAGGATGGTGAGGAGATCCGTCCAGAAGTTCCCGAAGTTCCCGAAGTCACTGAACTCCGATACGTTCTTCATGATAAACAAAAAGCTCTCGATGCCCTCGACAAAATCCAAGGACTTCTTATCATTCGTCATTCTCATTCGGACGATACGCCCAAATTGAATACGGTACGTGTAGAAGATTTGGGGTTGGGAACGGAAGCGAAGAAAGAGTTGTTGGAGAGGATCCGAGAAGCCCAGAAGGAGGAGAAGGAAGAATGACACCCGCATTACTCGAAAAAGAGATTGCTGAAGATATTCTATTGGAAGAGCATGACGTGGTAGCGAGTATCTGCCGTGATAGCTTTTGGTTTTTCGTTCAAGAGTTCTGGGCAGAAATTATTGATGAACCTCTCATTGAGAATTGGCACATGCCCTTGTTATGCGAAGAACTTCAGAAGCTGGCGGAGCGGGTTTTCAAGCGTTTGCCTCTTCGGCAGGATCTTCTAATCAACATCGCGCCAGGCACTAGCAAAAGCACCATCACCTCGGTTATGCTTCCTGCGTGGTGTTGGATCCGAGCACCGTGGGTTCAGATTATCTGCGGCAGTTACGGGCATGACCTCGCATTGGATCTCTCTACGAAGGGAAGAGCGATTGTGGAAAGCGAGAAATACAAAGCGTGTTTTCCCGAAGTCAAATTGAGTAGCACTCAAAACGCAAAACAATTCTATCAGACCACCGCTGGAGGGTGGCGGTTCGCTACGTCCACGGGCGGAGCGGTTACGGGAAGGCACGGGCATTTGATAATCATAGATGATCCAGTGGATCCGCAGGGAGCGGAGAGTTTGGCAGAGAACGAAGCGGCACGCCTCTGGCTGACCGATGTTATACCAAAAAGAAAAGTAGACCAATCCAGAACCCCCACGGTGATGATAATGCAAAGACTTCACCGAGACGATCCGAGTGCCCTTTGGCAAGACCAAATGAAAAGAGGAAGGCACGTGAAGCATATCTGCCTCCCTGCGGAAGTAAACGAGTTCATCAAACCCGTCTCTTTGGCTGCACGTTACGTGGATGGCCTTTTGGATCCCGTTCGGTTGAGTAGAATGGTATTGGAAAATCAATGGAGAGTTTCCGAGCATTCTTATGAGGCTCAATATCTTCAGAACCCAATCCCACGGGGAGGAGGAATGTTCAAGACGGACAACATCGAGATCCTACCCATGGACAAGTATCCTGAAGGGTTCAAGCTCGTTCGGTATTGGGACAAAGCGGGTACACGAGAAGGCGGAGCATATACGGCGGGAGTGCTTATGGGAGCAAGAGGAAAGAACCGCATGAAGGAGTTTGTGATATTAGACGTAGTGAGAGGGCAGTGGGAAGCGTATACTCGTGAAAAGATAATCCGACAAACGGCGGAAGCGGATGGAAGGCGGGTGATTGTTCGAGTAGAACAAGAACCTGGAAGTGGCGGGAAAGAATCCGCTGAGAACACGATCCGAAACCTCGCTGGCTTCCGAGTCGCAGCGGATCTCGTTGGTGCTAGCAGCGGGAACAAAGTTCAACGAGCGGATCCGCTGGCGAGTCAAGTCAATGGCGGAGCGGTGAAGATGAGAAGAGCGGATTGGAACAGTGCGTATCTCGATGAGATGCGATCCTTCCGAGAACAAAGCAAATACAAAGACCAAATAGACGCATCCACAGGAGCTTTTTCTCTCCTCGTGGGCAGACAGAAATACATAGGAGCATTGAGATAACATGGCAAAGAAGAAAGCAGTGAAGAAATTGAAGAACATGGGAACTCCCGTGCCATCGATCAATCTGGCCCAGCAGAAAAAAAAGATCGGTGCGAGGATTCTCAACCATCATACTACCTCCACTATGCAACAAATCATCAACACGATGTCTACACGAAGCGAAGCGTGGAGCAAGATGCTGGATCCTCGAAGGGATCTGGATACCGAATGCGGGTACAAGGTCAACCCGTCAGCCTCCGATTACAATGACATCTACGAAAAGGAAGGTTATGCGGCTCGAGTAGTCCATATCATTCCCGAGGAGTGCTGGCAATCGGATCCCATAGTGACGGAGAACGAGGAAGCAGACGAAACCGAATTTGAGAAGGCGTGGAAAGAGATCGAAGAACAAAAAGATTTGTATTCGATTATGGCACGTGCTGATGTACTAAGCGGTCTGGGGCGGTTCGGGATCATACTGTTGGGATTGAACGATGGCGCAAAGCTCAAGGACGAAGTTGTGCCCAGAGAAGGAATGGAGTTGCTGTACCTTCGGGTGTTCGATGAGAGCGTGGTGCAAGTCGCTAAGCTCGAAAAGGATTCTCAAAACGAGAGATATGGATTGCCTGTTTTATACACCGTTCAATTTGATGATATTACCAATACCAAATCCATCAAGAGTTCCGAAGGCATGAAGGTTCATTGGTCTCGAGTGGTTCACTTAGCAGACAACCGAAGGATGAGTGATGTGGTGGGGGTGAGTCGATTGAGAAATGTATATAACCGATTACAGGACATCCGCAAAGTGGCGGGAGGATCGGCGGAGATGTACTGGCAAGGAGCGTTTCCTGGTTTCAACTTCGAGGTTGATCCAGCGTTGCTTGAAGCGGGTTCCGATGCTATCGACACGGACGCATTGAAGAACGAGATGTTGGACTATACCAATGGCCTTCAACGAGCGTTGAAAACGGTTGGCGTGAAAGTCCATTCATTGGCTCCGCAGGTCGTGGATCCCACGCCGCAGATCATCGTTCAGTTGAAACTCATCGCATTGGCCAAGGGGATCCCGTTCAGGATCTTCATGGGTACAGAAGAAGGAAAGCTGGCGGGTGGTCAGGACGCAAAAGCGTGGGCGAAGCGGATGGCCTCTCGGCAAAGAGAATATCTGACGCCGTATGTGGTACGGCCTTTCATTCAGCAATTGATAAACGTAGGTGTTTTGCCTGAGGTAGAAGATTTCAAAATTGACTGGCCTAATATGCTAGAGGTCAGCGAGAAGGAAAAGGCGGAAGTGGCGAACATAATAACAGCCGCCATGAAAGCATATGTACAAGGCGGAGTTGATCACTTGATTCCGCCTGACCAGTATCTGATAAACATTATTGGACTGGATGCGGATCTAGTTGAAGAAATGAAAGCGGAGATTGAAGCAATCATCGAGCAGGAAGAAAAAGATCAAGCCGCACTCGAAGAGGATCTGCGAAAGCAGGGATTGAATCCTGATGGTACGCCAATTCAACCCGAAGAAGAGGAAGAAGAAAACGAGCCACCAGTTCCTCCAGTTCCTCCTCAAAAATAAATAGAGATCAGAAAAGGATATGAGTGATGATTGAACAGCACGATCCCTACGGTGAAGATTGGTCAAGAATCTGGTTTTGGTTGATTATTATATTGGTGGGAGGAGGAGTTGTGTGTGCTTGGGTTTTGATATTTCGAGAGTTGTTTTTTATGACATGCAGTCCGATGAAAGGCGGTTGAATAGATGCCTACCACTTTGAAAAAGGATCCTACGCAAACCACGATGCTTCGGGCACGTTTCGTTCGAGATATGAACAAGCGGTTTGCGTTGATCTCTCGAGCGGTTCGGGAATTACTTATTGACGATGACGCGTTTGGATTGAAACCCGCTCCCACTCTCCAATTCAATATAGTTGAAAGACAGGTATGGCGTTTTCAATCGGACGCTCAAAAGGTCACCTCTTTTCGTAGGTGGTTACAAGAACAAATCAACGAGAAAGTTCTGATCTCGGATGCGGTAGGAGGGAAACCGTGGTTGGCTCCATATATCGAAAGCTCATACAAAAAAGGTCTCACCAAATCCTACCAACAAGTGTACGGAGATCTTTTGGAAACTCCCGAAGCGTTGAGGACGATGCCGAACGGGAACATTTTGGGCGTCAGCTTTCAGGGAGCGGAGCAGACGAAGCGAATAGAAGCCATTTACACCCGTGCCTGGAACGATCTAACAGGCGTTACAGCGGCAATGGGGCAAAAGCTCTCTCGGCATCTTTCTTTGGGTCTCGCACAAGGAGACAACCCCAGAGTCATAGCGAGGAGGATGACCAAAGACATAACTGGACTCACTCGGACGAGAGCACGGATGATAGCACGCACCGAGGTTATCGCAGCTCACGCCGAAGGCCAGTTGGACGCTTATGAGGATTTGGCGATTGACGAAGTGACGATTCAGGCCGAATGGTTGACGGCGGGAGATGATCGAGTATGCGGAATGTGTCAACCGATGGAAGGAGAGATCCTGAAGTTGGAAGAAGCGAGGGGATTGATCCCGAGGCATCCCAATTGTCGATGTGCTTGGGTTCCCGTTCCGAATAGACCGAAAACACCGCAAGCGGATCTCAACAAATCATTAGCGGAGAGCATTGACGCCGAACGGGTCAAAGGATCTCTCCTGAGCAAGAAGAAAAGAAGCTCATGGGCGGGGAAAGAATTGCTCAAAGCGAAACTCCCAACACCTGTTAAGAAGAAGGCCGTCAAGAAAGTCGCCAAGAAGAAGGCCGTGAAGAAAGTTCAACCATTCCACAAACCTCGTGGTGGAGGAGCTACACAACGGCTTCGTGATGAGATAGCCGCCAAGAAACCACCCACGAAAGCACCACCCACCCGAGAAGCGTTTGAAAAACAATTGGATGCGTTGTATGCAAGCCGTCCATGGGGAAAAGGGCAGTGGGCAGCGGAGAGGGCTAGGCTACAAGATGAATTCAATAAAGCCGTGGCCGCAGCAACGAAGAAGCCCATAGCAACCAAAACAATAAAGTTGCAAAAGGATCTCGATGCTGCTACTGCCAAAAGACTTGCTGCTGAAAAGAAACTTGCCACTCAAACAAAGGAACTGAAAGAAACCAAAAAGAAACTTGCCGCAGTTGAAAAACGAAACAAAGAAATTGCAGAGTTGAAAAGAAAGCTCGCACAGGAGAAGGCAGTTGTTAAAAAGTTGGACAAAAAGTTGGCAGCACAAGACCGTGCCCGAGATGCTGGGAAGAAACCGAAGATTGACACCACAGTAAGAAAAGCACCTGATCCCGAACGGGTCACTTACATCAAAAAGTTCAGTCATGTCGATGATGAGACCGCTGATCTAATGGGCAGACTTGAAGCATCCTTCCCCACCAAGAGCTCAAGAGGACATCCGACACTGGTGAGGCCGAACATCGGTGGAGGTAAGGATTCTGTAGGGATGTTCAAAGGAGGAGGAGCTGAAGTGCCGTGGAGTAAATTACACAAACAAGTAGAAGGGATCACCGATGAAATCTACCGATTGCGTGCTGGTAATAAGTACATAGGGAAGAATGCTATTGATGAAGCACTTAGTCAAGTGCAAACACTCAATATCACCAACTCAGAATATGGTTGGCTTTTGAAAAAGGAGAATATCAATGCCGTAGGTGTGTTCGATAGTAGCAGAGGCAAACTTGTTCTAGGTTTGAACAACTCCACCAAAACAAAACCATTCAAACTAGGAGGCTTCCAATACAGCGTCGATGGGTCAACCACTGGCATTTTCAGGCATGAGATGGGTCACGGTTTGCAGTTCTCACTTGCCGCAGAAAAGAAAGCAGAGTTTCAATCCATATGGAAAGCATATACAAAAGGCGGCAATTTGACGATTCAAGATAACATAGGAAGATACGCGTACACTAATGATATGGAACTGTTTGCGGAGAGTTTCGCTGCATACACTCATAAGGATTATGGGCTTGGTGGAAAGCTGCTGCCGAAAAAACTTCATGATTTCTTTTTTGATTTACTTGGTTCTGATCTATAACGAGGATCTATAATAAGGCAGAAGGAGACTGTTATGATGAAAGAAAGTACATGTTCCAAACGGGGCTGTATTCACTATTCGGGTGTTCGGTATCTTGAAGAAGGTAATGAGCTGACTGAAGTGGTCTATTGCGAAGCGTTCCCAGATGGCATCCCGTTGAAAATTGCTTTTGGTGACAACAAACATCTGAAGCCTGTCAAAGGAGATCACGGGATTCAATTCAACATAGGAGACCAACTATGACTATTTACAGACTACCGTGGGCAGTTGTTTTTATGATTGGCGTGATTACTTCTTCGGTGGTGATCACTGCCGTAGCGGTTCGGAGCATCGACAAAAAGCTATCCGAACCCATCACCGTCAAACGATACGATCCGCCAGAAGATCCTCACGCACTGGAAAAGATCGAAGCGGAGAAAAAGGAAGCACTCAAGCCCGCACCGCTTCCTCCGTGCCCGTTGACGGATCTGGGTCATGGAAGTTGAGAGACGGTATGGATTGCTGCGTGGCGGATGATGGAGCTGTTCGCTGTCTCTCCTTCCTTTTTTTGAAAATTGAATATGGACTCCTGTGCCTACAATGGCGGATTGACTAGGTATGGAACGGATGGTGGACGGTTCCTAGTTTTTTGACACGTGATATTCGGTTGCAAACGAAGTGCGGTGATTTCAAAACGTTCATCATCAGGAAGCAGGTTCGAGTCCTGTCAGGAGTCCTCCTTTTTTTGGAAGGTGTGCATGACTCGTCATTGTAAAATTTGCGGAAAAGAAATTGATTCTTTGCTGATCAACGGGCAGAGATCCCGTCACAGTTCGCATG